ATAATAATGACTTTAGAACTAAAGAAATTTGATATGAAAAGTATAAGCTTCAAACCTAATGAAAATAAAGGTCCTGTTATTGTATTAATTGGTAAGAGAGATACTGGTAAATCTTTCTTGGTAAGAGATTTATTATTTTATCAACAAGATATTCCTATTGGTACAGTTATTTCTGGAACAGAAGAAGGTAACGGTTTTTATGCTAGCATGGTACCAAAATTATTTGTCCACAATGAATATAATACAGCTATTATTGAAAATATTTTAAAAAGACAACGTACTGTTTTGAAGCAAATAAAAAAGGAAATGGAAACATATAAACGCACTACAATAGATCCCAGAGCATTTGTTATATTAGATGATTGTTTATATGATGCCACATGGACTCGTGATAAAATGATGAGATTACTTTTTATGAACGGAAGACATTGGAAAGTAATGTTAGTTATTACTATGCAATATCCTTTAGGTATTCCTCCTAATCTAAGAACAAATATAGATTACGTTTTCATTCTTAGAGAGAACTATATTGCTAATAGAAAACGTATTTATGAAAATTATGCTGGTATGTTTCCAACATTTGAATCATTTTGTCAAGTTATGGACCAATGTACAGAAAATTTCGAATGTTTAGTTATTCATAATAATTCAAAGTCAAACAAATTAAATGACCAGGTTTTTTGGTATAAAGCAGATAGTCATGGTGAATTCAGATTAGGTTCAAAAGAATTTTGGGAATTATCCAAAAATCTTAAGGATGACGAAGAGGAAGAGCAATATGATCCTACAAAGAGTAAGAAAAAGGGCGCTGGTCCAAAGATTAGTGTTAAGAAAACAAATAAATGGTAGAAAGTATAGCAAAAATAATAAAATAATTTAGTCCTTGAGACAGATTTTTCGTTTTTGAAAAGGCAACTATCTCATCAAGATGCTGCTATACAAAGAAAGATACATGATAAATTTGTATAAATAATATACTAATTATATTATTTATATTTTACAACTTTTTAATTTCTTCTTTTATTGGTGTTTCTTCTTTTATTGGTTTTTCTTCGGTTATTGGTTTTCCTTTTTCCTCCTCTACCCCTTCTTCCACTACTCCTTCCGGAACTTCGACTCCCTAAAGAAAAACCTGTTCTTTGTCCCATACTTTGTCCAGCAGGTCTGGAACCATTGGAACTTGAATATGACCCACTAGAACCTTGACTCTGAGAACCTTGACTCTGAGATTCCATTCGTAGTGCTTCTGCTGATGGTACTGGGCGAGTGCTGTCTTGTTCGGCGCCTTTCTGTTGGAGTAATTCTACAATAGGTATATGTTTTTGCAAATATGCTATGTACATAGGCGAATAACTACCGGATGCTGTCTTGTTAATATCGGCACCTCTTTCTATAAGTAATTTTGCTGGTTCAATTAGTCCTTCACGAGAAGCTATGTAAAGAGCTGTTACACTTCCATTCGACATGCCGGTCGTCTTGTTGATGTCAACATCTTTATTCTGACCCAATGGATTCCAAGACTTATCAGTACCTTTGTAGTTCAGGAGCATAGTCATTATTGGAATATTGTCATTAAATGCTGCTAAATAAAGAGGGAATTTTCCTTTATCTCCAGACTTGTTGACATTGGGGCGATTTGCTAAAAGAAATTCTACTATTGGAGCGCGGTTGTGCCAAACCGCCCAGAATAGAGGCGTGTTTCCGGCATTGTCTACCGCATTAATCTTTGCTCCAGAATTTATTAACTGCTTAACAGTTTCTAAATCGCCAGTTTTAACAGCTTCTATAAGTTGTTCGTCTTTTGTCGACATTATATAATATATATATATTTAATTATTATAACTATTTAATTATAATAATTAATTCATTTTTATTTAACAATCGTCAAATGAGATTGTTACAGGATATTTAATATAACAATAATCTTTCCAATATGTATTTGGATTATTAACTTCACACCAATCAAACAGAAATTTTTTATTAGATGCTTTTATTGGTAATCTTTCCCATAAATTATATTTAAAAGTGAATAATATATTCATTATTCCCATTTCATTTGTTTTACAAAAAGTGTATTTATTCATAGCTTCAATGAGTTGATTTTTATCACATAATTTAAGTATATTTGTATCATAAATCCACATACAATTAAGCATATAATTTGAAGTTAAAATTTTCTCACCAAATTCAGACTTTAAAGATTCAATTAGTTCAGGTTTATCATAACTTAGTTGACAATTGAATGCTTGGTCCTCATAAATCTTACCATCTTTTGGTGCCAAAATTTTATTTTTATAATCAATCTCAAGTAGATACTTAATATCGTCTAATAAACGTAATCCAGCATCTAAAAATACAACGCGCGACCATTTGGAAAAATAATCATCAAATACATGTAATTTTTCCCATTGATTCAACTTAGTAACTTCTCTCTTATCTGTTGTATCAACAAAACCTTCAGCGCCAATTTTACTAAGCAATTGTGCTTTGTCTATTTGTGGGAATTTTTTTTCAATAATATTATAAAAATCCTTAAAGTTAGCATTTAAATCAAAATCAATTGTTACCAAAACTATATCTCCATTCCAATTACCTTTACTTCTTAAATCAATTATAGTTCTTTTAGATTTATTGAAATAATTTAAATCAGTTACCAATGTGAAAACTGTATCACTATTATCTTGTATAACAACCGAATTTAGATTAGCTTTTTCTTCTATAATTGTATCATTATCTGCTATAGATGTATAAAAATCATATTGTTCTTTTGTTATAACTTTATGAAATGTAATAGCATCTGTTAACTGTGATAAATTTTCATGTTCAGCTAAGTGAAAAAGATTGTTATTTAATTGGTTAATTTTATTAGTTTTAGCAATTTCTTGAATCCACAATCCAATACATAAATCGTCACACCACTGTTCTTTTAAATTAATTAATGGATAATAAGCTTCATTTTTACCAATTTTTCTAACATATTCAGTAATAAGTGAATACAAAGACTTTGATATTGCGCAACCTGCGCCTCCTGACATATACAAACAGAATTCATTTTTTAAATGATCTAACTCTTTACCAATATAATAATTTTCACTAGAATCATATATTTTCAATAATTTTCGAAGTCTTTTTTCGAAAACGAATGTATCATCATCAATTAATATATACCAATCATAATCAGAAATATTCATATGATAAATAAAATGAATATATTTCCATGCTATATTTTGAGTATCATCCATAGAATGCCATCCAAAATGTCTATTTTTAATATCAGGTTTAGATGTAAGATAATAAATATCTTCTTTATTTACATTTTTAAGCATAATATCCATTTGATGCTTGACTCTCGTATCTAAATATTTATTACATGTAGAAATAATATAACAAATTTTCATAATGGTTATATTATTTATTTAATTTTAAGTAATTATTACATTTTTAAATTATATATTTATTGATTTAATCTACTTGTTCCATTGAATCCTTATTGGCAAAAGGTCCGCTAATTAATTGACTTTGACCGTTGTCAGTCTTACCAACAACAATATTTTCACCTTCGAACAATTCCATACAGATATCAGCAGTAGAAATATTTTCTTGTTCCTTAAACGCTTGTTCTTGAGTGTTAACATTGTTAACTCCAATCAAGTTACCTTGTTCATCAATAGTTTGAGTTAAGGTGTTACCAGATTTCTCAGCACTCTTAATATTCTCATCAATTGCCTTTTGTTTAGATTCCTTGACACGTTGCTCAAAAGCGGTCTTGGCATTAGATTCGTTCTTGGTCTTCTCGCTCATCAATTGATTAAGCTCTTCTTCCATATACTCAACGCGTCCAGTCTTGTAAGCTTCAGGATCCCAAGGCATCCACATACCAATAGGACCTACATAAACGTCATGATTAGGGTCAATTTCTCTTAACATTTTACATCTCAACTCGGCTTCTTCTTGAGTAGGATAAGAACCACGAATTTTTAAACCTCTAGTATTAGTTTGGAAGTTGTGTGCAACGTCAAACTGTTTTTGGAGTTCATCTTCATTGTTATCAATATAAGTTTTGAACTCATCATCCATGCTAGAATTAATAAGTGATTCTCTTTCTTCCTTTACAAAATCCTTAAAATCATTTGATACATCATCAAATGAAATATTGTATTTAAAAGAAACAAAGTTTAGGAACTGAACAAATTTTTCCATTGATTTATTGAAGTCCCACTTCTTTAGGAACTCTTCAAAAAAGAAGATTTGTTTTTCCTTTAGGATTTTATCTGGAGAACAAAATGATACACAAACAAACTTTTGTCCAGCAATAGGCTTATCTTCCTCTAATAGGTCAACATATTTAGGATTAACTTTTCCATTAACCTCTTTTCTCTCAAAGCCAGATTTTTTTGAATTCTTTTCTTTAGAATGATTCATTTTAAATAGATTAATTATTTATTTTTAAGTTTTTTAGCGCAATATATATTTTTTTCTTATTATTTAATATAAATGAACGGACTTATTAACGTTGGTGAACTTGTTAAGAGAATCATTAAGTACCTTGTTGAAGGTTTGATGGTAGCTATCGCTGCTTATGCTATTCCTAAACGTTCTTTGAACATTGAGGAAATTATCTTGATTGCTTTGACTGCCGCGGCTACCTTTAGCATTCTTGATACCTACATCCCCTCCATGGGCGCCACTGCTCGCTCTGGTGCTGGCTTTGGTATTGGTGCTAACTTGGTTAAATTCCCTGGTGGTTTTTAAAGTGAAGTGACTGAAAAACTAACATAATATATTTAAATCTAATAATAATATATTATGGTAAAACAAACACGTAAAAAGTTAAGAAGACAAAAACGAAAGAGTCCCAAAAGAAGTACTAAAAAGATGTTTGGTGGAGACTTCAGTCAAGAAGAGAGTCAACAGTTATTAGGTATGGGATTCACACAAGATGACATTCAAGTTCTTTCTGGTATAGGCGTTGGATTAAATATTATCCAAATGACTTTAAATCAAGTAAATCCTGCTACTGGTAATAATTGGACAACTCAAGAAATGATTCAAAGTGTACATGAAGCTAACGAGGAAATAAACAACTTAGATGAAGGCGCAGCTGTTCCAAATCAAGAAAATGGTGTTGCTGATGTTCCAGGTGCTCTTTATAATGATGTTCCTGGTGCTCCTGGTGCTAATAATTTTGAAGAACAAGGACCTGGGTTAAATATGGAAGATTTAGGACCATATTCTCCACGTTCTGTTACTGAAATGGGTGGAAGAAGGAGAAGAAAAAGTCGCAAACAACGCGGAGGAACCGAATTTAGTGAGGAACAGTTAACTGAATTAGGTAGATTAGGTTTTAGTGATAACCAAAAAAAAATTTTAGCTCGGGGGTTTAGAATAACACCACCAAACATGGCTATGGAATCAATTCGTCAAGCTCTTCAACACAATTATATAACAGGTCAACCTGATACAGTCGAAAGCATAATGCGTATGTTTCCTAACGAAGGTGGTAAAAGGAGAAGGAAGAGTCGCAAACAACGCGGAGGAACCGTTTTTAGTAACGAACAACTTACCGAATTAGGTAATTTAGGTTTTACTGATAGCCAAAAAAAGGTTTTAGCTGAAGTCATGAGTGAATTAGATTCAAATACTAAAATGAATTTAACCCGACATAATCTTCGACAAATTGATCCACGAACAGGACAAGTTATTACAATCCAACAATATATGGATGATATTGCTGACTCTCCTGATGTAGGAGGTAGCAAAAGGAGAAGGAAGAGTCGCAAACAACGTGGAGGTACGTGTTATGGAAATGGTGTAGGTGCTAATAATTATGACCCTAACTTCTCTATTTACAATACTAGAGAATTAACACTATTCCCTTACAGACCTACAAATTAAATAACCACATATATAATAATTTTATATAACTATTATATATATATATGACTAGCACAAAAAATCGTAAAAAAGTAAAAAATAAAACTATTAAAAAGAAAGATAAATATTTAGGTGAGGGTTTATATCCTCCAATTAAGCCTTTAAAAAATTATAAAATGAAGGTTTCTGATTTACATACAATAGCTTATTCAACATATGGAAATAAGAATGGTAAACCAGTTTTATTTGTTCATGGAGGACCTGGTAGCGGAACACAACCAAGTAATGCTAGATTTTTTAATCCTAAGAAATACTATATTGTTTTAGTTGACCAAAGAGGAAGCGGAAAAAGTAAACCAACTGCTGAAATAAGAGAAAATAAACCAGATGATTTAATTGAAGATTTTGAAAAAATACGTAAAAATCTAGGCATAGAAAAATGGCAAGTTTTTGGTGGTTCTTGGGGTTCAACTTTATCACTTGCTTATTCTATTAAACATCCTGATAAGGTAACTGAGTTAATTGTACGAGGTATATTTTTTTGTACAAAACCAGAAGTAGATTGGATTACAGAACCAGGTGGAGCTCAAAAGTTTAATCCAGAAGCTTGGGAATTTTATGAAAATTCAATACCGCATAAAGAGAAATTTAAAAATAACTATATGAAAGCATTTGAAAAATGTTTTAAAGGTGATTATGGAAGCAAGAAAAAGGATATGTGTGCGTTAGCCTGGGAAACATGGGAAGACGCAAATAGTCAACTAGAACCAAAAAAACTTAGTGTATTAATAAAGGAAATGAAAGAAAGCAAAGTTTATATTCCAATGGCAGCTATTGAACACCATTATTTTTCAAATGAATGTTTTTTTAAAGACAATTACTTTTTAGATAAGAAAAATCTTGATAAAATAAGACATATCCCGACAACAATTGTTCAAGGATTATATGATATGGAATGTCCATTTATAACCGCTTATAAATTACACAAGGCATTACCACATGCTAAATTTTATCCAACTATAGCAGGTCATACGGCAATGGATAAGGAAAATATTAAATATTTGGTAAAAGCAACAAACTCTTACATATAATTTATATTAAATAGTTGGAATGAATTCCCAATCTAATTCTTCACATATTTTTTTCCATATATCATCTTGTTCTATTCTTTTCTCTCTATCCTTCAATAAAGGGAATAACGGTAAATACTTTTCTTCCCCAAGAAGCTCGCAAAGTTTGTAAGCAGTATAATAATAATTTAAAAAGTTAACTCTATCGTCAGGACAATACTTAGAATACGGCGATTGTAATTCAACAAATAAATTACATAATGTTTCTTCTAATTCAGGAGACATGATAGGAGGTTTAATCCCCAATTTATCTTTAATAAATGGTATATGTTCATAGTATTTATTATAGCCTAGTTTTTTAAGAATTTCTTTTGTTTTTATATTTGTAATTTGTGCCAATTCTATTCTCTCTTTTTTAATTTGAAGTTTAATATTTTCAATAACATCCGGAGGTATTTGAGTAGTTTCTTTACCTTGGAATTG